GCGAGCGGTGTAGTCGTAGGAGAGATTGTTGAAGGAGAGATTTGTGAGTAGGCCGGTGGTGTAGATGAAGCGCTGGATGGCGCAGACGCCGCGGCCTGGGATTTCGCGGACGGCGAGGAGCTCGGTGCGCCACTCGGGTGGAATCATGCTGTGAGCACCTTGAGAAAGAGCTGCGTGTGCATTTGGTACATGTCGTTGTGGGCGCGAGCGCTGGAGAGTTCTGCGGCGTAGCGGTGCAGGAGGGCTTTGCGCGCGGGTGTTGGGTTTGCTTGATACAAGAGGCGCGCTTGATCATGCCTCGCTATGTAAGGACTGAGAAAGTCTTGATCTTTTGTCATAGATCATTCCGCCACCCACTCAAGCGGCGCGCACACGCATAGGCTTGAGTAGGAGGTGACGATGAGCTGCGCGCGCAGGCCGAGCGGGCACTTTGTGTTCTGACATTGATCATACCGGTAGAGGAGCCCGAACAGGAGAGCCAGGATCAAGACAGCGAGGAACAGCCATCCTCTCAGCCTCACTTGGCCCTCAGTGCGCGAGCGCGTTCGTACAGCGGTGTGGTTGGCTCGAAGAATGGCTGTGGCGTGGTGGTATCTAGGCAATAGCAGCCTTCGTCGGTGTGCACCTGCACCATGCCGGATTCGGCGCATGCGCTGACGCAGCGTCGTATAGCGAAGTAGTGCTGGGTGTATTCATCGTCTAAACGCATAGCGGCGTAGAGCGAGGCAACGAGCACGGCGCAGGTGATCAAGAACGTGAGGTTGCTATGCCAAATGCGGCTCAAGAAAGCGATCATTGGGTCTCTCCGAGGTTGAACAGGTGAAAGACAAGGCTACCACCGACTTGAAACGTGCCCACGTACTGCCCGCTGTCGAGCGGCAAGCGGTGGCCTGTGCCCGACACGAGCAGCCTACGATCTACGGTAGGCACAGCGTAGTTGTTTGGGATGTCCTTAGCCGGGCGCGTCGATCGCTTCCACGGGCAGGCCTTGCACTGCTTGTTCTCGATCATTTGATCCGATCCTTGCACCACGGGCAGTAGTGCTTGCCGTTGCGTGTGGCCCAGCCCTTGTATGTCTCAGGCAGCGTAGGCGTGATCTTGTCGCCCTCCTGCAAGTCCTCCTGCAGCACGAACGAGCTGGCAGTCGGAACTAGGACAGCGATTGGGCACGCGCCGTTGTCGCACTGCAAGTGAATGCACAGGCTGACAGTCATACTTGATCCCACTTGTCGAGTGCTCTGCGCCAAAGATCCTCGTCTGGATCGAGTTTGGTGGCGCGTGCGTAAGCCGCGTCCCCTCGTTGGCGCGCAAGGTCTGCCTCTGCCTCGTCCTCAGGCGTGCGCGGGTACTTGTAGGTCAGCGCGCTGTCCTCCTGTCCGTGCATCCACGCCACCCAGCACCATGCCTCGGCTGCAGTGAGGTCACTCATGGCCTGCCGGCATTGTGCCTTTGATCCAGTAATGCACGGCAGAGAACGGCGTGTGGCTGGAAGAAAGCGGCACAGCCTTCCGCGACTCTACTTCGTCCGCCCGCAGCATGTCGCGCAACACGTTCGCAACCATGAGGCGCGTGGTGACAGCTGCCAACTCGTCCCCTTCTCTTTGGATGGCGGAGAAAGCGGCTGAGACTGGCAATCCTTTCTCAGCGTACGGCCCCTGCATCATGCGCAAGCACTGCTCCTTGATCATACGTGTGCGGGTTTTCGGTGCTAGTGGTTGATGGATCATACTTTCCTTCTTTCTCGAAACGCTCGCGCATGGCGAGCAACTTGCGGAGCGCGGATCGATGGCTCTGCGTGAGCATCGTGGAGTGCTTGGAAACGTCTTGGTGCACGAGGTTGAGTGCGGACAAGAGCGCGCGCACCTCAGGGCCTGTGAAGCTATTGCTTAGTCTCGGTTTCTGCATGCGCTACCTTGACCTTGTGAAGGATGTGCTCCAGCGCGAGGCGTGCGCCAAGAGGCAGGAATATTGGGCGTGTGCGACGACCGTTGGACTCAGTAACAGAAGCACAGACACGGCCAGTGCGATCTGTGAACACGTGGATGTCGAAGGACCTCACTGTCACAGCGCCTCCTTGAAGATCTGCACTGTGCATGGCGCTAGCGGTTGGATCAGCTCAAGAATGGCTTTCGCGTACACACGGATCTCGTACTGAGCGTGGCTGTGCAATCGCTGCCTCAGGAAGTGCATCAAGTTGTGCAGGTCCGTTGTCCACATCCACCGGGTGTAGATGTTGAGCGGTAGCACCATGCGCGCAAGCTCCCGAGCAAGGCCGCGCTGCAGGAGCGCTTCGTAGGTCTTGTAGCTAGCAAGGGAGAGGGCCAAGATCTGCTGCTGAAGAAGAAGCCCAGTCTCGGAGTCCAACACCGCGCCCGACCCTTGCTTGTTATCCTTCGCCTGCGCTTGCATGCGGTCGAGCTCCGGCACGTAGAACTCGCTCGGCAGCACGCCGTACCGCGCCGACATCTCATTGAAGGAGCCGCTTCTGTACCTGATCCACTGTCGCGCGATGAAGATGGGCAGCTTCACGTCGAACGTGAACCTTACGGTCTCGAAAGGAGTCGTGTGCGCGTTGGCGAGCAGGTAGCGCAGGAGTTTCTCGTTCTCACTCGTTGGCCTGACTTCGTTGCCTGAGATCGACACACGTGCAGCGTCCACCACCCGCTGGTCGCCAAGGCCCCACAGGGATGGCGCGCCTGTGGGTTCACTGGCCGGCATCGAATCCACCAGCTCGATGTGTCCGTGATCCAGTATTTTCATGGCTTCCAATCCTCCGGGCGATAGCCACCCTTGCTCAGCCAGCTGTCGAGCGTTTCCCAGGCGTCGATGACATCTGCCATTGCGGCGTAGGGATCATTGCTTCTGAGCAGCTGCGTCGGAAGCTCGGCGATTGCGGCTCGCATGTTTTCCAGCGCCTTGTCAGGATCCATGCTGATCCTCCGCGAGCGTGTCCACAAGTTCAACGTGCCCGTGATCTAGTATTTTCATGGCTTCCCCGTCGGGGCCTTCGGGGCCTTCCGGGCCTTTCGCGTCGCACGCGGGCCCTTGCCGCTAACTTTCTTCGCGCTCGGGGCAAACTCGGGCGCGGTAGTCGCTTGAAGCAAGTCTCCGATTGCGACGGCATCGGGAGCGGATTGGATAGTTGTCATGGGCGGCATTTCCTTTCGGGTTAGGGTTCAGAACGTCTCTAGGTTCGCTGCGTTGATTCGTCGCCATCTAAGGCTAGTAGAGCAGCGACGATTTCAGACGGCTTCCAGTCGTCAGGACGAAACCCGCCCTTGCTCATCCACTGATCTAGCGCGTCCCAGGCTGTGACAACATCAGCGCCTGCCTCTGCGATGAGGATCAAGCGCGCAAGGACTGTTGAGCTATCACCGACAGGCGCGTAAGCGTGAGGGCGAAAGACCGCTATCGCGGCGCGGAGTTCTTCCAGTGATTCATTAGGGTCCAATCGATTCCTCCAACGTAAAAAGCCTACGCTTCTCAGCGTAAGCCTTGTGCGGGATGCTTCTGTTTAGCGCCCTTACTCGACAGCTATGCTGCTCTCAAGCTCGACGTACCACTTCAGCGCAGCCAGCACTGCCTGCCCGTCTGTGTCAGCGCCAGACTTGCGCTTGGCCTCACCCAACAGCCGGCGCGTGGCCGGCGTGTTCACCAACTCGACGCGCAACGGGCGCCCTTGCCAGAACTCGCCGTCTTCAGCCGCCTCTGCGCCTGCGGGCGACCCGTCCTGGTTCACCAACGCCATGGCTGCCAGTGCGTCGTCCATTGTCTTGCTGAGGTCGAGCAAGAACGCTGGGTCGAGCGCCACGTGCGAGGCAACGATATCGACACCCATCTTCGCCACCAACTCGCGCACGAAGTCGACGAACACGGGCCCGTTGGGGCTCCCTGTGACGTTGAACGACAGCATGGCAAGGTCTACCTGCCCTGCGTCCGTTCCGGGGTCCAGCAAGATGATGGGGACGCGCGGGGCGCCCTTCTCCTTGAGCACCTGCACACGGTGGTGGCCGTCGACGATGCCGAACTTCCCTGGCTTCAGCTCCTCCGCGAGCACGAAGCTCTTGAAGCCCATGCTGTCCACGCTCGACCGCAGCGCTGTCAGTTCCTCGGGGGACATGGCGCGAGGGTTGTCTCGGCGCGGGTTGATGTCCGCTGGCTTCACGAAGCCGATGCGCATCGGTCCGATCCTCACGATCCCGTGCTTATCGAACGCCAGCGGTTTTGAGATGTCGACTGCCAGATCAGCCAGCGTGTTCACTGGCTTCTTTGAGGAGGTGCCCGCCGGCGAGCCCTGGGATTTCATTACCGTGCTTGCGGAGCTGCGCGTCCCAGTCGAGCCCTTTCGCTTTCCAGTAGGCCGTGTGCCACTCTTCGAGTCTTCGGAAGACGTCAGCGGCGGCGGTATGGAAGCGGCCGTAGTTCTTCTGCCCATTTTCCTTCTCCACGATGTCACTGGCAAAGAAGTTCTTTGCCTTGATCAGGTTCGCTGCAGCTTGGCGCGGGTTGGTACGAAACTCCCTGTTGCCTACAGGGTATTGCCGGATCTTTCCAACAGCTGCATCAAACGCGGGGGCGAGGCCGAAGACTTGCGCTCCAACGGACCAACTCGTGGAGTCGACGCTGTAGAACGGGATCTGCTTCATCCACTTTGCGTCGACCGCAGCGAAACCGTGCACGGGCTTCGCTGCCTTGTAGGCATCGTACATGAGCACCTTACGGAGATCGACTGGGACGGCCCGGTTACCGCCCATCCCCATGTAGCGAATGTCGGGGTGTTCGAGCATCTCGTACCACCGCTTCGCTGTGTCGACTTCGTGCCATACGTAGCAGACTCGGATCCCGGTCTCCTTTTCAAACGGCGCCCAAAGGTCTCTGCGCCACGCAGTGATGGTGTCGAGTCCGTAGATGCGCTGGAGATCTAGCTCAACGATGAACGTAGGCTTGCGCGGCAGTCGGCGCACGGACGCTAAGAAGCGCGCGATCGTGTCTTCAATCTGCGAGACCGGCGCTTTCTCATCCTTCTTGAAGAAGGCGGCGAGCCAGACGTGCGCTCCCGAGTCCACGCAGTAGTCGATAGGCTGGCAGCCGCGATCAAGTGCCGTGAGCAGCTTCTGCTCGTCCTTGAACTGGGGCAAGTACGACGTGAGTAGTCGGTGGATCTGGCTACTGCCGCCGTGCTTTGACCTAGGCGCGGAGGAATAGAGCTGCGAAACCGCGGCTAGATAGACTCTCATACCTCGTGCGCTTCCAGGCCCGCAGGAACGATCAGAACGTCCAGGTCTGCCTGCACCATGTTCTCCATCTGCTCCTTGTGCTGCATGAAGTCGGCGCGGACTCTCACCGCGTAGTTGGCGTCGCCCTCCACAACCACCATCATGTCGATGTCGTCGTTGTCGGTAGGCGCGTGAAACCGAGTAAGGCTGTTTGAGCCTTGCGCCCTAACTTCCTTGAGCTTCCAGCCGCGCTGCCTCAACCACACCGAAACCTGCTCGTAAGCCCGAGCCGGTCGAGTCTCGTTGAGGTGCTCACGCAGGATGTCGTGATACACGAACTCTGAGCGTTCTCGGAAACTGCCCGCCACTTCCACAGGGTGCTGGATGGGCCGGGCGTCTTGCAAGGCCTTCAGCATGGGCGCTTCGGAGATCTCACGCCACGTGTTGACACCAGGCGCGGCTCGGTAGCCGTCCTCGCGGTACTCAGCGCCTTGTGACCTCAGGAAGTAGATGCCGTCGTACTGCCGCACCCACGAAGCGGCCAGCGCTGCCATCGAGCGCGCAAGCATCACCTCGCTGTGCTTCGGCACGAAGCGCGTCTTATAGTACGCAACGAAGTCGATCGGCGTACGATCTAGGATCAACCACGCCACGTTCGAGCGAGTCGAAGTCGCGATCTCGTTCGAGATGCGCCGCGTCACCTGGTACATCCAGCCGTCTAAGCCTTGATCAAGGAAAGTAGGCGGGAACGGCAGCGACGCGCCGGGTTCGTACACGATCTCTGCAAGAATGCCCCTGGAGCGGAGCCTGCCGACAAGCATCGTCGCGAGGGTCGTCTTGCCCGTGCTCTCGACGCCCGAGAGGGCGATGACTTTCTTACCGTTGATCATGGTGCTACGTCCTTCATGTATTGATCCGGGCGAGTGAAGACCCCTTGGCCGACACTCATCGTAATCATCGAGTAAGGCACGCCCACCGAAACCTGATCTCCTGGCTTGAGCGCAGAGGACCATGGCGCGCCGAACACTCGGACGATCATGCTGATAGAGCCTCCCCAGGGCGCGCTTTCGCGAACTCGCAGGAATGCCGGAACGTCTTGGAGCATCACGCCTTTGGTGACCACGTACCCTTTCTCTGCAACGGCTTGCCAGACCGTCGAAAGCCACTGCCAGTCCAAGAAAGTCTCCGTGAGGAACACCTGGCGCAGGTGCGGCTCGGCTAGAACACGTGCCCACTCGTCCGAACGCAGGAAGTTCGGGATAAATACGGTATAGAGTTGATCCGCTGACAACGCGCCTTCAACCTCAGGGCCGAACCAGTACCGACGCGCGCCCAGCCGAGCAGGGTGCGCCAAGCGATTGTCCATTTATGGAAGCTCCCACCAGTTCTTGATTTCCCTGCCGTACATGAGATCGAGAATGCGGTCAGCGGTGCCGCTATGCGTACGCGCAAGCCAGCCGACGTCAGGAGTTGCGTCCCCGTCAACAAGTGCGACCAGCTTGTCTACGGCGTCCTCAACCGACCACGGCACGAACAGATGATCGCGGTCGTTCCGCAGTGCCTCAGGAAATGACCTGAACGCAGGCGCGAGCGTGTGCGTGGAGAACGTGCTGGCTTCGAGGGCCGTGTAGGACACGAAGTCTTGCTTTGCCGTGTTGAGCTGAACGCGGGAAGACGCGAGATGGCCGTAGTACTCAGGCTTGGTGCACTTGCGCTTGATCAAGACGGCGCCCTGCTCTTCCAAACCGCGGAGACGCGCGAGGGCAGTCGCGTCCGTGGACTTGACCTCCGAGCTGCCGGTGCACACGACGAACTCGATGTCGCGGCCCAGCGCTCTCGTGCGCTCCACAACGTCCATGAAAAAGTGCGGCTGCTTCTCGGCGTCAAGCCGCGAGCTGTAGATCACCTTCCGCCCTCTGCTACGCCAAGGCACAGGCGCACCTTCGACAGTGCTCAGCACGTCCTGCGAGTCGTAGACATGCCCAACAACTCGAATGTCCCCTTCGAGGCAGGCGGCGCGCATCATCTCCTTGTGGGCGGTTGAGGAGCAGAGCACGGTGACCGACTCGGCGTGGTGCACCATCTGCTCGTAGTGCCGCATCCAACGCCGCATGTTGAACGTGAAGTCGTCGGGATCAACGCTCTGCGCGTGATTCCTGACGTAGATCCGAGGCCGGAACTGCCGAGGCAGTTGCTCCAAGATGTACGGGATCGCTGAGAAGCCTGGCGTGAACATGTCATCCAGGTAGATCACGTCGTTCTGCGCGAGGTGCTGTTCTTGCAGCGCCTTCACAAGGGCGGCGATCTGCGTGGCACCAAAGTAGCACCGACCGTACGCGTCAAGCACGGAGCCTGTATTGACCTCATCTGTGAGCGTCGTTCCTTGGATCACCCGAACCACAGCGCGTGGCGAGCGCGACAGCCCCGAAATCGTCCAACGCTGGAGCTGCTCAGTGTAGCGCTCCCGGTATCCCTCAAGGGGCAGGTAGTGGATCTTCATACGAACTCCACGCGCGCGCCGTTTTCTTGATCCTCCCAGACTTCAATCGCGCTCACAGGGTACCGGATGGAGGCATAAAGGTGTTGCGCGATCATCTCGCAGGAGCGGTGGCCGAACTGGAACTCGCCGCCGCACTCAGCCGCGTCAAACGCTGTGATCATCGCCAGCTTCGCCTCGCGCTTGAGCATGTGGAACTCAACCTCACGGTTAGCGCCGCTAACCCGCGCCTCTACGCGAATCAAGAACTCGTGCCGATGCGAGCTGCACAGGTACGAAACCTCTGCCGGCGCGTCGGGCCAGCAGTGAAACCCGACCTCTTTGAACGTTGCGATGACTGTCTTGATCATACGGTCTCTCTTCGTTGAAGGCGCCCTGTCTTTCAGGGTCACTCGTTTGCCGGCCCTACTAGAGCCCCTTGTTCGGGGGCGTCACCGTGAACAGCGATCGATGAGCTGCATCACTTCCGCGCGCGCTTCGGCACGCTCACGGAACGTGCCGCGCATCTCGCTCGTGCCCATCTTCGCGCCGGGCTTACGCACGCCTCGGCACACCATACAGGAGTGCTCGGCCTCGATCACCACTGCCACGCCGCGCGGGTTGAGGTGCTCGGCAAGCGCATCCGCGATCTGCGTCGTCATCCTCTCCTGCAGCTGCAACCGCCTCGCGTACGCCTCCACGACGCGCGGGATCTTCGACAGGCCCACGACACGATACCCTTCCGTACCTTTGCCTGGCAGGTACGCCACTGCCGCGCGCCCTGAGAACGGGAGCAAGTGGTGCTCGCACATCGAGATGAAGGAGATCCCGGCCACAACGATCACCTGGTCATACTGACCGCTATCGAACGTAACGGACAGGATCTTGGCAACATCCTCATCGTAGCCACTCGTCATCTCGCGCATCGCCTTCACAACACGTGCTGGCGTGTCTATGAGCCCTTCGCGCTCAGGATCTTCTCCCATAACTAGGAGCAGCTCACGGACGCCTTGCTTGGCCTTCTCGTGGTGGGTCATGGAAGACCCAGCACGCGGTGAGTTTGCACGGATAGTGACCACGCAGGGTGCTCCATGCACCACTGGGCTGCGTTCGTCATGTTCACCTTGTCCAACACCGAGACGCCGACTCCGCACTGCGACGCTGCAGGCTGCACGTAGAGCTTGGTGCCGGGGCGCACCCACGCCGCGTACTGAAGGGGATCGTAGTTCGGGTATACCACCTTCAGCTCGCTCACAGCGTGCGGATCAAGCAGGAGCTTGTCTGCAGCATGCTTCGGCGAGCACGTGATCCACAACCGCGCATGATCGAGCTGGCGCGCCGTAAGCTGCGCCAGCTCGGGGCCCATCGCGACTGTGCCATTCGTCTCGATCGCGACTTGCAGGAAATCCAGCATCTTTGAAGCGATGTCGTGGTCCAGCTGAAGCAGCGGCTCGCCGCCTGTGATCACAGCTAGCCGCCCGCCTTTTTCTGCATACGCGGAAACTACCGCCACGATCTCGTCGGCAGACATTTTCAGGCGGGGCACGAAGTCGGTGTCGCAGAACAGCGGGCACTGAGCTTGATTGCGCTTCGCATCGCGCTGCCGGTCTTCAGCACGACCGCTCCACAGGTTACAACCTGCCAGCCTGATGAACAGCGCAGGAGTGCCTGCCCACGATCCTTCCCCTTGGATCGTCTCGAAGCACTCTGCGAGTGCGTAAGTCTTCCCCATTACCCAAGCCTCCTTCTGGCCGCACCGTAGTTGTCGCTTGCTGGCAGCGCGAGGTCAACTCTTTCAGGGAATCGGCCGCCAGTTTCGCGGCTTCACTTCCTCACGCCACACCCTGAACGCGAGGGCAACGACACCCTCACCAAACGATCTCGCGCGATCGTCCAAGACGCTGAACAGCGCTCCTAGCTCGTTGCTGAGGTTACGACGATGCGTCTCTTGATCTCCGCGAATACCTTGCTCCTGCTTGAGCTGGCAGTGCGCAACCCTGCCCAGCGCCGAGGACATCGCCCTTGCGTGCCCTTGCGTGCCGCTGATCGAGAACGGCCTTCGGTGCTGCCAAACCTCGACAACGTCCAGGCCTAAGTGCGTGCAGAAGTTGGTAGCGAAGATCAACATGTCCGCCAACGCATCCAGCTGAAGCGATGTGGTCTCCGCATCCCACAACTCGCCTAGCTCCTCCACCATGCCGAGGAGCGGCTGATAAGTCCGCTGGTCAGGGAAGTTATACCGAGTCCAGATCGCAGCCTCTGCCTGCATTGTCTTGAGCATTTCTAGATCATCCATCATCCCACCACTTTTCCGCCTTCCACAACCCAACAAGCCGCAGCCAGTGCTTCCACACGCGGCCAGGAAGTCGCGTGCGTGATCAACACGACGCAACACTGCTCCGCCATCTCCTCCAGAACCTCCAGCACTGAGTCGCGCCCTTCAGCGTCCAACGTGTCGAAGCACTCGTCGAAGAACAGCGTGCCAGGGGCGCGGCTGCTCGATCCTGCCGCTACCTCCGCCAATGCGAGCAGGAGTGCCACGTCGATCCGTCGCTTCTCGCCGCCAGAGGTCGCGGCGTAACCTTGCCCGTTGCCTGCGCCTTCGATCTCCAGAGAGATCGCGTCCTTCACCGCACCCTTCGCGTTCTCCGTGTAAGGCTTCAGCGAGAGCGTCAGCGCGTAATCTCCGATTAGGGCGAGGCGGCTCAGCCAGACGTTCGCCACTGCCTCGATGCCGGCCAAGGCCTGGTGCAGCATGTGGCTCCGCACACCGCTCACGCTCAGCACGTCGTCCGCCGCCTGCAGCTCCGCCAGCGCTTCAGCCACGCTAGATTCTTCCGCTCGTGCTGTGTCTAGTTCCTCCTGCGCGTCTTCCAAGCGCTCGGCGACAACGGTGCGGCGGCTTGTTACTCCCGCCATGGCTGCCTCCCACGCCCGCAATTCCGCGAGGGCCTCCCCAGCGCGCTCCGCTGCCGCCCCAGCCACCTCGCGCGCCTGCAGCGCGCTGTCGTGCGCACGCTGGGCGTGGGCCAGCAACTTGTCTTGCTCCGCGAGGGCTTGCACGGCCGCCCTGTGCGCCCCTACAGCGCTGTCCAACCCCCCAGGGGGCAGTTGTGCCCCGCACGTGCTGCACCGCCCCTGCTGGGCCCGGCTGAGCTGCGCAGTAGCCCTCGTAACGACCTGCTCACAGCGTGCGCGCTCCACGCGCGCGTCCGCCACGTGCGCCATCGCAGCGCGTACCGCTTTGGCCTTGGGGTCGACGGCCCCTTGCACCGCGGCCAGCTTCTCGCGCACTGCAGGGAGCGTGGCGAGGGTGACGGGCTTGCCTGCGTGCTCGACTGCCTCAGGTGTAGTCTCAGCAATCAGGCGGTCTTCTAGCCCGCGCACCCGCTCCTCCAGCAACCGGGCCTGGCCACGGGCCGTGTCCAGCTCCTGCCGCTTCGCCCGGCAGTCCTTACGGCACGCCTCACTCGCCTCGTCGAACACCAGCAACCCGAGCAACGACTCGATGAGCCGCTTACGCTCGCTGTCCGTGGCCGTTGAGAAGTGCGCCGCGTCCTGCGAGCTGAACACGCTGACGCGCGACCACACGGCGTGCTCGCCAATCACGCGCTCAAGCTCTTCCTGCGCCTTCCGTGCGTTCTCGAACTTCTCAGGCGCTTCGCCAGCGCGGTGCCACGTCGCCTTGCCCTTCGCAGAACGGCTGACAACGAGGTCGTCTACCTCAACCTGCAGCGCCCCTTTAGGGGACGCCCACAGCGAGAGGCCTCGTTGCTGCCCTCGACCGCGGAGCGGCTTGTTCCACAGCCCGACACTCACTGCTTCGCTGATCGCGCTCTTCCCTGCGCCGTTAGCGCCCCGCAGTAGAACGATGCCGCGCTCAGGGAACACCGCCTTCGTGCTGACGTGCGACATGAAGTCGCGCAGCTCGACAGACTTGATCCTCACAACGGCACTGAGTTGTTGAAGAACACGTTGCGCGCAAACCAGCGAAGGTCGGTGAGCGACATGTTGCAGTCGCTCAGCGCACGGTGCGCGTCCTTACTCTCTGCAGACTGCGGTTCGCCGACCCACGCGCGGTACAGCATACGCAAGCCACTCACGTCGATCATGCGATGGTGCAGGTACTTGCACGCCACCGGGCAGTGCTGCTCCAAGAACGCCCGGTCGAAGTGAATCGAGTTCCCCACGAGCACAATGCTGCGAAGCGCTGGGCTGACACTGGCAAAGTGCGCCGTCAGCGCGCGATCCAGCCAAGGGTGCGCGTCATCCAGTAGCTGGTTCGTCGATGCGAGGAAGGACCGGTCAGCGTCGAGCGCTGCCAAGAGCCCGCTCCTGGTGTGCATCTCCTGCACGAACGCGTCCATGTAGCCAGGCGACCCGTGCGTCACCAACCACGATACCGCGCTGTGCGTCTGCAGATCCTTACGGCCTACGTGGATCGCAGCGCACTCCAAGACCCGGCACTGCGACGGGACAAGCCCTTCTGTTTCCAGATCCAACACGACCCACTGCTGATTGTCGACTTCACTCATTCAGCCCTCCTACTGCCTTCAAGTACCCTTGCACTCTTCGACTCACTGCTCCGCGATCAACGGCACCAGGCACCGGCATCTTGGCGATATACGCCTCCAGAGCTTCCCGCATGTTGCTCGCTTGCGAGGTGGCCTTCGCCGCCGCTCGCGCTTGCTTTACTGCCGACACCTTACTCGGCACCAGTGTGTAGTCCTTGATCCCGGCTTGCACCCCTGGCCCTTTCAACCATGCCCGAGCTGCAGGCAGCTCCGTAGGCTCCGCCTCCATGTGCGCGTAGATGCAGGTGCCGTGGCCAGCGAGCTGATGCGCGAGGTCAGAACCCCACACGAGCTTCACGAAGCGTGGGCCGGAGATCTTCACTGCCTTGACCTGCTTACTCGGATCAACACCTGTGTCGATCAGTAACACGCGCCCGAAAGTTGGTCCGAGGTTGTCGAAGCCTGTAGGCGTCAGCGCGCCCACCTGCTCGATGCGCGATTGCTTGGATGTCCACGATCCGTGGTCATGCCAGTTCCCAACACACAGGAGGCGCGTGCCGGCGCGATCCATCATCTCACGCAGGCTCTCCCAATCGTGCGCGTCCGCGCCGGCGTGCCTGAGGAACTCCGGCGTCTTGGAGTCGATAATGCCGAAGTGCGCGAACACCGTGTGCGGCTTGTGCATAGCGAGGAGCTGCGGCAGCCACTCCCCCACAGCGCTCTGGTTGAACGGGGCGAAGAGAATGCGGTGCCCATCAACCTCGATCACGCCAGGTACTTCGTGGACGACGATCTCCCCGCCAGCTGTCCGGTGCGCGTTGAGGGGGCCAAGGGCGTGGTCGCCCTCTGACATGCTCCGCTGGTCGTGGTTGCCTACGATCAAGTGAACGTCGCCATTGAACGGCTGCAAGGCGCTGATCACTGCCGCCTCGACTTGCGGCGTGGGCGTGTCGGTATCGAACAGGTCGCCATTCACCACGAAGTACTCGCACTCATGCTTGTTCGCCGCATGCACGGCGCGGTGGAGAGACTGCAACGAAGCGGTGCACCGCTCGTTGATCCCCGAAACGTGCGCACCGCCGAACTTCGGGAAGTTGCCTACGTGCGGGTCTGAAACGGCTGCGATCCTCATCGGCGCACCAGCGGTGTCTGATCAAACTCCTCAACCGCGTCCTCCAACGTGCGCAAGGGCGGCGGCGGCGCCAGCAACGTCGCGGTCAAGGGTTTTGATCCCTCCCAGGTTCGCCGAGGCCTCGTGAGGGTGATGTCAGGCTTAGGGCGTGCGCGCGTCGTCATAGCCGCGTGCTGCGGGCAGTAGTCGAGCGCGGCGCCGACCTTCACGAGACATTTCTCGCACAGGGAGCGACTGCAGGTCTGCCCCGCCTTCGCCCCCTTCAGCGGGAAGTCACAGAGTGCTCCTGCGCGTGCGCCGCACTGCACGCACCGCTTTCCAGAAGTACGTGCGCACGCAAACCCCACAGCTTTGCCATTCACCACGATTGTCGTACAGCTCATGCTTTTCCTCCCCTCACGACTGTCTTGGCACCGCGTGCCCGCACTTCCATTATGATCGACGGGTGCGCTGCGAAATCGGCGCGTATGAATGCCTTGGTACCACTCGGCTCGTCGATCACGGCGATCGTCAACGCGCTAAGTGGCGGCAAGGCATACGGCACTTCAGTCATCATCTGAGTCGGCCTCAGTTGCATCGTCTGCCCCAGCCTCTCTGCCAATCGAACCGACCACGTTGAAGTCCCAGTCAAGCGCTTCGAGCGCGTCGACGTACGTAGGCTTGTCCTTGGCCGCAACGAGCTTGAGGCGCTTCGCGTGCTCGATCGTAGTCCACTGGTTGTTGTACCCTGTCGCGTAGTCGAACCGCACCCGCGCCTTATGGAAGGGCGCGGTGAGGCGGTTCTTCACGGCCATGATCGTGACGACCTTCCCCACGTGCTCGTCGTCGGCGTTCTTGATCGCCTTGCCACCGAAAAACTGCAGCCTTACTGAGCTGTAGAAGCGCGGCCCGTTGCCGCCCGGCGTCGTGATGTTGCTGGCGAACTTGGAGCCGCCGATCATGTGCCGGATCTGGTTTACCATGAACAAGTGCGCCCGGTGCTCTTGCAGCAGTCGCGGCATGTCTCGAAGCTCATCGCTCAAGACGCGCGCCTCTGCTGCGACGCCTTTCTCGCCTGCGTCCAACGCAAGGCCTGCTTTGGTGTTGAGACTCGCGATAGAGTCGAGCCCGAGGAGCAGTGGGCCGCGCTGAGGATCGTGGCTTCGCAAGGCAGCTTTCAACATCTCGATCGCTTCTTCGAGGTGCGCAGGCTGCCCGATGACCAGATCAGAGATCTCGATACCGTGCGTCTCGGCACGTTCTTCGTCGAAGCTATGCTCAGCGTCCAGTAGCACTGCCACACCGCCGATCTGCTGCACCGCGCCGAGGCACCTGTACAGTAAGGCTGTCTTGCCGCTGGACTCCGCGCCGAAAACCTCAGACATGCGGCCGACTGGAAAGCCGCCTCGGCCGATCACATAGTTGTCGAGCGCGTCGATGCCAGTTGGGATGAACTCCTTGATCTGCGCCAAGCCGTGCTGCTCCTCTGCAACGGTTGTGATCCGCGATCCAAACGTCTTCGCGTGCTTCTTCTGCAGCACGGCAGCAAGCGCGGCACCCTTCCCCGTCGTACCGGGAGTCTTGGCCGGCTTGGCGCGCCGAACGGCCTTCTTCGCAGGCGCCCTTCGCGCTGCCTTCTTTTTCTTCTTCGTCGCAGCCATCTTCCAGCCTCCGGGCCGCCTGCGAAAGAGGAGCTAGCGCCCAACTAGCTCCACGCGTCATCTCGCTTAGGGTATTGGCGAGACCCGCCGCCCTCGCAGGCAGCACGCAACCCGGAAAATCCGAGTCGCTGCCTTTTACAACTCGATCTCCTCGATCTCGGCATCGTCGACTACGAAGGCAGCCGTGTCGAGCTCTTCGTCATCCTCGACTACACCGCGGCGCGAAGACCTGCGGTCGTTGTCGCGGCGGTCGCGCGGGTCTTCCCCCCGCAGCCTGGCGTCGATGTCGTCGTCGCTCTCTAACCGGACGAACTGCCTGAGGTCAGGCTGGTTTGCGATCCAATCTCGCATCACGTTCGTATCCTCGTGGAGAGGGCCTTGCGGGCCCTCCTTCACCTTGTACCGCGTGTTGGAGCGGCCTTGGCCTGTCTTGAAGAACAAGATGTCACTGCCGTTCATCGGGTGCGTGAAGTCCACGTCCTCCACGTCGCGCATCTCCGTAAGGTCGCGATCAATGCCAGTACCGTACTCAAAGATCGCGGGGCCTGCCTCCTCGTTCTTGCGATCCACAGCGTTGCACACAACTTTGCGCACAGGCTTGTACCGGTCTGCCTGCTTCTCGTCCAGAGGGTTGCCAGACGCGCGCAGCTTCTGCTCTCGCTCGCACGCCTTGCACTTGCGCTGCCCTTTCGTTTCCAGACGCGGGCAGAAGAACGAAACCGTCCCCGCCCCAGGCACATCAATGAAGTGTTTCCAGAACACCCGCTTCCACCGCTCGCCTGGGCGAGCAGGCAAGATGCGGAACGTGTTCTTGCCTGCCTGGATCTTGACGTAACGGCCGCTGCCGCTCTGCGATTGCTGCTCCGACCTGTCCTTCTGCGCGTCTGCAGGCGTGTACTCCTCAAACTCTAAAACCGGATCTCGTGTCTTCTTTGCCATGTCTCACCTCGGCCAATGGGCCATTTGGGAATGTGGGCTGGATCTTCTAAACTACTCGTCTTCGTCTTCGTCCTCCACAGCCGCGTCGTCGCGGGTTCCGCCGCCTTCTGCCTGCAGCTCGATGCGCACGTGGGCGCCGAGCGACACCAGCATATCCTTCTTCGTCCGCAGCGCTTCCAGGTCGCCGGCGAGGCGCGACTTCTGCCCTTCTGCCGCACTGTACGCACGGCACACGTCCTGGTAGATGCTGTTCGAGAGGATCGAGTTCCTGATGTAGCCTTCGCTTGGCTTTTTATCCGCGTCGCTGCAAACCTCCATGTAGAGCATGGCGTAGGTCTCGTCTCGGTACTGCTTCGTCTCCAGCACAGCCTGCAGCGCCTCTGAGTATTCCTCTGTCGCTCGCGCGATCTGTGGCGACATGCGGATGTATTCGTTCTTCACGTCCTCAGGAACGATGTTGAAGGAAGGGCGCGGTCGAGGTGTGCCTTTTGCGGTTGCTGCTTTTTTGGTCATTCTTTCTCCTCCGACATGTCTGTGAGACTGCCCCAGCTCGGGCCCCACTTCACGTCTACGCCCAGCGGCACTCCGTTGGAGTTATGGCTGAGCATGATGCGCTTGAGCTGATAGCGCGCTTCATACGCCGCCGATCGATGCACGTTCAGCATGATCGAGTCGTGTACGGTGCAGACGAGCTGCCCAGGCACCGCGTCGCCCACTAGCCACTCCACGATTGGGGACAGGCTGGCTGTCGCGAACTCCGCCGCCGTGCCCTGCACACTCGTGTTGCCAGCGGTGCGCTCGTAGTGCGCTCGCATCGCTTGGTCTTGATCTAGGATGCGCCAGATGGGGCGCACCCGAGCGCGGCCGCCGTCCCACCACGTCCACGCCTCACCAGTCCTGCGCGACTCCGTGACGCAGGCCTGCATGAAACGCTCTAGCTTCTTGTACCTGCCCCAGATCATCTTGTTGATCTGCACGATGGTGCCTACCGACACACCAAACTCGCGCGCGATCCCTTTGTCTGTCTTGCCGTACAGTCTGCCGAAGATGACCGTCTTGATCTGCGAACGATACGGGTCTCGTTCGTCCTTCGTCATCTTGTCCCACTTGGCGCGCGGCAGCTTCCAGGCAGCTTCGCAGCACAAAGTGGCGCCGTTGGTGTGGATGTCGATGCCGTTCTTGAAGTCGGCGATCATCACATCGTCGCCAGCGAGCATCGCTGCGATACGCAGCTCCAGCTGGCTGAAGTCTGCCTCGATCAATACATGACTAGGCGAGGAAGCGATGAAGCAGTCGCGCGCCATCTTACCCAGCACGCTGCCCTTTGCGCGAGGTATGTTCTGAAGGTTTGGATCGCGGCAGTTATGCGAAAAAATGCCCTCTGTCTCGTAGCTTTCGTCTTCATCGATGGTTAGGTCGAAGACCTCAAGATTTCCGCGATAGTGGATCTCTTCAATCGTAATGAATCCGGTTCTCTGGTCTGCCGTACGTGAATCTGCCTGTGCCCCGCTGCCGTACATAACGCTAGGTTGTCGATCGAGTTGTTCGTTGGGTCCTCGTCGATACGGTGGACAACAAAGCCCTTCGGGACCGACTTCAGCCCGAGCGCTTCCGCCACTTTGCGGCTGTGCAGAAACACCCGCTTGCCGTCCCAGAGGCAAGTCAGATAACCGTAGCCGTCCTCGCACACACCTTTCCAGTTGTGGTGCGCTTCGCCTGTCTTGCCGTACATAGGGCTGCGCCAGCTTGTTTTCGATGCTGAGTACCGAGCGACCTTCAGTAGCCGGTATTCCTCTGCCGGTAAGTAGTGGCTCAGAACGTGGCGCACGTTGTGAAACGTCGTGCCTGCGTCCTCTGCGATCTGTTCTACCGTCATCAACGCGCGCAAGTCGCGATAAGCACGCAGAACTGCCTTCTGGTTCTGTGTATTGCCAACCCACGCCTTTGACACCGACATCAATAACCTCTGCGACGGTTACCCACGCACCGTCTTCACGCAACAACCGGTGAGACGGCGTACACGTCAAGACGTTCCCATTACTCATCTTCAGATCATACGTGAGACAACTGCCTTGATCTATTGTAGCGAGAACTCGCCGCCACCTGTTCTTGTGCGTCCAAACATTATCGCCTACGCGAACTTCTGCCATAGGTAGCACACCGCGGTCAGTCCGGCACATTGTCCAAGACGCCACACAAGACAATCTGCCAGTTCCAGCCCCGTCTATGAGGAACGAAGGATGCACGCGGCCATCGTCTCGGATGTGCCTCAACAGACCGTGCGCGTAGGTACCGCTGAACTTCGAGAGCTTCCGAAACTCCAACAGGTGGTTCACGTACGGGTGCTCACCTCGGAGCGTCTCCAACGCGTCCTCGTCTGTGCTCTGTGCCCCGCTGTCCGTCTCCTTCACAGAGCGCAGGCCGAGATCCTCGAACAGATACTTGGCGAGTTGCTTGGGCGACGCCGGGTTGATGTCCGTGTACTGACGCATCTGCGCCTGCGTCTCTCCGATGCGCTGGTCGCAGTAGGCAGCGAGGTTCTGCACTGCAGCCTTGTCCACCGGAAAGCCCCAGTGCTCGATGTACCGCACGGCTTTGTTCGCATCCTTCACGACCAAGTTCCACGCACGAGAGATCGTAGGGTGGTCGAACAGGCGTGGCATCTGATCGTGCGCCACTTCCCGCGTGCTCCACACGTCGCGGGCGTTGTATCGATACAGCGTCCTGTGATCCATGAAACCGTAAGCAAACGCCTCGGTGTCGTGGCCGGCGCGGATCTTTGTCAGCACCTCAGTCGGCACGCTGAACTTCGGTGGTGCGGTCTTCCTGCGCTTCCCTTTCGGGGTGAACTCGGGCAGCGGGTTGGCTTGCCGATTTAGCTCTTTCTTGATCGCACTGAGCGCAGCCTTCGCCTCCAACTTGTGCCCGCCCATGCCCACTGTCTCTGCGATCGTAGACAAGCGCGCATCTGCTTCAGGATCAAGGAGCTTACGACCGAGACGCGTGTCATACATGATGTTCGGGATCTCTGCACCAAGATCGAGCATCACAGCACGATCATCATACTTACCGTTCTGCGTGACCGTGGCAAGCTTTGGGCTCCTGAACAAAGTCGCGAGGATCTCGCGTACGCCCTTGTCCTGCATCGCTTCCTTCGTCCAGGTGAACGACCTCGTAGCCGTGTCACCGAGTAGCGTGACCGTCTCGATGCGGAAAGCCTTGTCGTGCATCAGATCCGTGGTCTCTACGTCGTAGGCGTACCACTGATGTTTGCTCAGCGAGCTGGCAGCGACGCGCGCGTGATCTTCGGTCTCAACCAAGACCGTGTACACGTCCTTGAACCACGGCGTGTGCGACGCAGCGAGCGCCCACTGCAAATCTTCCTCGAACGCCCGGGTCGAGAACGGGTTGCGAAACGCGATCGCTGGGTTGGGTAGGGTGTAGACAGGGATTGGGTCACCGTCTGCGTTCTTCGCCCAACCGTAAGCCTTGCGAACTACCTGCGCAGACACGCGGCGGCCGAGCACAGAGAGCGCTGCTTCGCTCCCGAGGCACAGGATGCGTTGAGGGCTTTGCTCCAGCGCAGCCGCCGTGTAAACACGGCACGCGGCGATCTGCTTATCCGAGATCTTCTTTGCGCCCGTTGCGCACCGGATCGCGTAGTCGTAGCGCGTTGCGCCGCGCCAATGCTTCTCCAGCATGCGCCGAAACTGCAAGCCGTACTGCCCGTAGAACACCTTGCCGGCCGTGTCCTCCAGCCGACTCGGCTTCTCGCCGATCACCAGCACACCGCCGGCTTGCCCCTCTGGCGCCATGCACACGTAGCGAACATTCTCGTGCAGCACGCACCGCGCGCACGCAAGGTCGCGCTGTTCTGGCTCTGCAGCATTCGCTGCCGCCGTTGGCAGCCCCTTCGGGTACAACAGAAGCTTCCGCATTTGATCCCCTTTGGCTCCGCACTACATGCAACTCGCTTGCCTGCAGTGCGCAACCCGCGAGCGCGAGGCTCGCGCGGGCGGTTCAGCGCATGTCCGGCGATACCAACTCGATAGCGCGTGGCACCCGCTGCTCCAGGTTATCAATGGTCTCCAGGACCTTGAGTTTCGTCTTGAGCTTCAGGCACGCATTTGTGATGTCGGCTTTCGACTTGAGCCCTTGCTTCA